CGCTCGTGGCCCAAGGTTTAGAGTCGCTTCGGAGACTTTGATGTATCAAGACTTCGATTTTACTCAGAACCAAGGCGCGTCTTTCTGGACTGGCGGTTTAACCCGCTACAGAGGACAGGACGTGGTCGTCGCTAAAACCGGTCTGCTTTTGGAATTTACCCCAAATGCTTCTGGTTTTAACAGCGTCGGCATGGGAACTTTCGACCCCTTGCTTGTCGCGTGGGAGTTGACTCCTTTTAGCTTCGTATTCGACTGGTTTGTCGATGTCGGTAGCTATCTAGAGAACCTCTCTTCTCTGCAAGATGTAACGGTCCTTGCTGGTTGGACTTCCTATATTGAGCACCACTTCGGTGTTGCCACTATGGAGCGGCCCTCCCCGTCGGGAAAGATTGACGGCTTGAAGCCTAGTGCTTCTTGGTCCCACCGTTACTATCGCAGATCACCGTGGTCAGGTCAGGTCTCACTAAGGACACCACTGTGGGACGCCCTGAAAGCGCGTCGCATTACCACACTAGGAGCCTTATGGAGACAAAGAACGAGAGGGGATCGTGTACCAGGTAGGTACCTTCCCTGACGTTTTGACCGTGCTAGTATATTGGTTTTTGACCATCCTAGCATGGCTGATTTACCACTCACCCTAATCTTTGAAAGGACGATGTTATGGACCAACGTGAACTTTTCCCCTTAGAACCCAACGGGCCACGAACAGTGACTCTTTCTGAGTTACTGAGCGAGCTTTGTCGGATATTTGGGGTTGAGTGCATCGAGGTTCACGATGTTACTCCTGCCGAAGAGGCGGATCCTTCTACCACTGCTGCATTTAAGGAGTAAATCCCAAATGGCTGCAATTGCAAACCTTACCATCCAGAACTACGCTGCGGGCAATGTAACTTATTACGTCCAAAGCGAGCAGGATGGCACGGGCCATTGGGCTGATACGGCGCAAGGGACATCGGCGGGTTTCCGCCCTGTCAAACTTACGTTGGAACGGCCTAAGGACTCGTCCAAAGGTGTGTACCGCATGCGCGTTTCTTGCGCACGCCCGTCGGTTAATGGTACGACGGGGCTAGTTGACTACACTGGTCGGTTTAACGGTGAATTTATCGTTCCCGTTTTGGCGTCGCTTGCCGAACGTCAGGAACTGTATGCGGTCGCCAAGAATTTCATGGCGAACGCTGTAGTTTCTGCGGCGGTAGTTACGCTGGAAGGGGTTTGGTAAATCCTAATGGAGCCGAACGTTGGAAGTGAAAACTTTCACCCCCTTAAAACGGGGCGACTCAACTGGAAAGTTGTGTTGTCGCTTGGTCTCATTCGTCTCTATCACCTCTGGCGTGAAGCCAGGTTGAAAAAGGACCGTTATGCAAAAGCGTCTGACGATGCGAAATCGCCGACGCAACCTAGAACGTCTCGCAAGAGACGTTCCGCGAGGGCTTAAGTCGAAAGACGATGTCCTCGAGGTTGCCCGACTAATGTGGGAACAAATCGACACTCCCCTGAGTTTGGGACTTTGGCTACTTGTAAAAAATGAACAAGTGGTCGATGCTCTTAGGGTTGATTTTGACCCTTCGAGGTATCTTGAATCTCAGTGGAAGCTGGCTAGAGATGACTATCAAGCCATCTCTTTCCTTCGTAAATTTCCTTTTGTATTAGAGGGAATCGATCGGATCTCAGCTGCCAAGGAGAAGTTCTTGGAGGCTGAGGAGCTGTGTCGCCTGACGAACCGTCGGTTTCTGAGCACCTCCCATCGGGGGATAAACCCTCGCGTTGAGCCGATAATAATGTTGGCTCGCCGTAAAATTGGTGGGTGGTTAGGAAACTTAAATGGTAAGTCTTGGGCCCTTCGGTGCCGTTTTGGCCCGGGCGTGGACGCTAGGAACAAAGGCGCACGCGTTTCGGCCTACTACAAGCTCTCTTGTCCTTCGGTTACACCCGAGTTCCAAGAGGGAGCGCTGGCATTGATACGAAGTCACCCAGCGTGGGAACGAATCTTATTAGGATTTCCATCGGAGGCGTCTAGTCGTGAAGACTATTTGCAAATCGATGGCACTACCACAATACAAGAGATCCGTAAAAGGGTCTCCCAGAAGGTGGAAGTGGTTCCCGGCAACCGAGTTACTTTCGTACCTAAGACTGCTTTGATCGACCGCTGTATAGCGATCGAACCAGGGATGAACATCTTTGCCCAGTTGGGCTTGGGTGCTCTTCTCCGGTCTCGCCTGAAATCTCGGGCGGGTCTGGACCTAAATACGCAAGTGCCTAATCAGCTTCTTGCGCAATTGGGTAGCAGCTTTGGGGAAATCGCCACCATCGACCTTAGTAGCGCCAGTGATACGGTGTCTACTGAGCTCGTTCGTGAATTGCTCCCAGAACAATGGTTTAAAGCCATGGACTGGTGCAGATCACGTAGAGGGGTTCTTCAGCAGGGTTCTCAAGACATCGAGATTACCTACGAAAAGTTCTCTTCTATGGGCAATGGATTCACATTTGAGCTTGAGAGTATGATATTCTATGCTCTCGCGCTCTCTTGTGCGGAACATCTGAAATTAAACACTTCAGACATTCTGAATGTCCGTGCCTATGGTGACGACATTACCGTTCCAGTTGGGTGTGTAAACCTGCTGGAGGAAGTTCTTAGCTTTTGCAGCTTCATCGTGAACCCCCGAAAGAGTTTTTCTACGGGTGTTTTTCGAGAGAGCTGCGGAGCTGACTTCTTCGACGGTAAGAATGTCCGTCCCTACTTCTTAAAGGAATTTTGTGGAACTGCT